CTCTATCTGATTCAGAAAGACAGAAACTTATATCTGAAGATATTCTTAGACAACCAGACTTTGATTGGTCTAGTTTGTCAGAGTATATTAAAGCTTGGGATATGTTTAAGTCTGTACCTATGAAGCAAATGATAGAGTGGGAAAGACTTATGAATGAGAAGACTGAGTATATGAAGACTTTAAAGTATAACTCAGAAACAGCAGATGAGATTGAGAAAAGACTTTTGTCTAATACTAAATTGTATTCTGAATATGAAGATATTATGTCTAGATTAGTACAAGATGGTGAAGGTGGTACTATGATTGGAGGTAGTATGGAAAGTTTAACAGAACGAGGAGAGATATAATGTGGGATAATAGAAGAGACTTCACTTTAAAAGAGATACCTAAACTCCATCCAATGAGTAATGGGTATCTAGACTTTTGGAGGGGAGAAAAGAAGAAAGTAATTGAAGGCCAGTGGGTAAATGGGATATGGTGTCCTCCACAACTTTATCATTACTTGAACTATGCTACTATTGTCTTAGGAGAAAGAAATTTAAGAAAGAAAGATAGGCCTTGGGATTTAGATTATGTATGGGACTTAGCTTATTATTGGGTTGAAGCTCGTGGGTTATCAGGGTTTGAAAAAGTAGGTGATGTAGAAGATATAAGATCTTTTCTTAGGACTAGACAACCAGGTGATTTAGGTAAACCTTTGTATAATAAAGAAGCTAAGAACTTACTTATTATGGGCCCACGTGGTTGGGGTAAATCTTATTGGGGAGCTAATGTAGCTGCACATGAGTATTTAACTGATGGCCAGAAAGAATATACTCCTGGAGAAATTCCTAAAGAAACTGCAGAGATTATGCTTAGTGCATATAATGCTCCGTATGTAAATGACTTGATTACTAAAATTCAAGATGTCTTGAATAATTATCCTGGAGGTATGGAGGTTAATGGTATTTATTATCCTGCACCTTTTGCTAAGACTTTAGTAGGTACTTGGAACATAGGTAAGAAAGTAGAAAATTATTATAAAAAGAAAGTTGGTGGGAAATGGCAAATGGTAGGTACTAGAAGTTGTTTTAAACCTAGAGTATACCGAGATAAACCATTAGCAGGTGTTGGGGGACGTAATACTATAAAGATAGGTGAGGAGATTGGTGTGTGGGAAAACCTTATTGAATCACATTTTGCAGATGAAAATACTCAAAGACTTAATAATTATAAGTTTGGCTCTACTCTTTACATTGGTACTGGTGGGGATATGGTGGGTGGCGGAACTCTTGCTTCTCAGAAAATGTTTTATGACCCTGAAGCGTATGACTGCTTGGTGTTTGATGATATTTATGAGAACAGGGGAAAAATAGCTTTATTCTTCCCATCCACTTACACTAAAATAAATTACAAAGATGACTTTGGTAATACTAATCTCCATCTTGCTAGGTTGGGTGAAGAAGAACAAAGAGAGAAAAAGAAACTTGCTAAAGATGCTAGTGCTTATGACGAGTATGTTGTGTATAATCCTATTGTACCTAGTGAAGTATTTTTATCTAAAACAAATAACATATTCCCACTTAAAGATTTACAATATACTCTTGCTCATATAGAAAGTAGTAAATTAGCAGATGCTGAATGGATAGGAGATGTAATCATCTCGCCTGAAGGAGAAACTGAATGGAGGAATAATGCTAAGAATAGACCTATCTATGATTTTCCTCTTAGAGCTGAAGCTAATGTAGAAGGCTCTATGGTACTCTATGAACATCCTATTAAGGATGAAAATGGAGCTATTCCATGGGGTAGATACATTGGAGGAATTGACCCTTATGACCATGATAAATCTCAGTCTGGTTCATTAGGTTCTATTATTATCTTAGATAACTTAACTAATAGAATTGTAGCAGAATATTCAGGTAGACCTGAAACAGCAAATGACTTTTATGAAAACTGTAGACGACTATTATTATACTATAATGCAATGGCTTTATATGAGAATGAAAAGAAAGGTGTGTTCACTTACTTTGAATCTTGTGGAGCATTGTATCTTCTTGCTAAGCAGCCTAAGTTAATTAAAGATGTAGTCCAAGGTTCTACTGTAGATAGAGGCTATGGAATACATATGTCTAATGAGATTAAAAGGTATGGAGAAGGGTTAATTAATTCATGGCTTAGAAAGTCTTATGAAGGTGATGTTAAAGTTTGTCATAAGATTAGATGCCAACCTTTATTAAAAGAACTTATTCTTTATAATCCTGATGGTAACTTTGACCGTGTAATGGCTTTAATGGTAGCTTTGTATCAGAAAGAAGAGATGCGTAAGTATGAAGTTAAAATAGAAGAACAAGCTAAGTCTTTCTTAGACCAAGAGTTCTTTCAAAATGGTTTTCAAAAGAGTTCTAAATTTGCTATAGGAAGAACAGGATTTTATTTATAATCTATTGTTTAATGAAATTTAAAAAAATAAGTTTGTAGTTTAGGCTAATTAGATTCAAATGGAAGTAGTATATCAAGATAGGGTCATATTACCAAGGCAAAAAGTGCTTCGTTCAGTCAAGGAAACTCTTGAGTGGAAGCACAAATGCGTTGATGCAATTATTGCATCTACTAAAGGTAAAGACTCACAAAGAAGACGTTCTGTAACAGAGCGCAAAAGAAATTATGACTTATTAAATAATAAGATAGATATTACTCATTTTGAGCATATAACTAACCCTTTTAATTTAGGTAAAAATCAGCCTAATAAATTTCAGTTACCTGCTACTTTACAACCATATGATGTATTATTTCCTATATTTAATGTATTGTTTGGAGAAGAACATAAAAGGTTCTTTAATCCTATTGTAAGAGTAGTTAATGATACTGCAGTTACAGATAAAGAAGAAAAGATAAAACAAGCTATAGTTCAAGGGTTATATCAGTATTTAACTCAAGATGCTCAGATGGCAGCTAAAGAAGCTGAAGCTAGAGGAGAAAAACCTGAAGAAATCCCTACTCCTGAAGATGTAATTAAAGCTTCACAAATGTCTGCTAAAGATATGCGTGAAATTACAGCTGAAAAGTTTTTAACTTATTATAAGAAACACGAAAGACTTAAAGATAAGTTTGCTGCAGGTTGGAAAGATTGGTTAATTGCAGGAGAAGAATTTTATAGAGTAGAAGAAGTAGCTGGAGAAGCAAAAGTAATTCGTGTTAATCCTTTACAAATATTTTTTAAGATTGGTGAGAATAATGATTCTATTGAGGAATGTGACCAAATCTTAGAAGAAAATTATCTAACAGTTAATCAAATCATTGATGAGTTCTATGAAGTATTAACTCCTGAACAAATTGATGAACTTGAAAACTATTACCCTAGTGGTATTCCTGGAAATCAGGTAATCAATCCTCTTACTATTAAAGAGGTAGAAACAATCTACCACTTTCAGAACCAAGAGAGTTTTATTGATAGGATTCCTGTATACAGAGTTAGATGGAAGTCATTTAGAAAGGTAGGTACTTTTTATTACATTGACCCACAAACAGGAGAAGAGCAAAGCTTTACAGTTGATGAAAGTTTTAAATGGGATAAACAAGACCCTACACAAAGAGTAGAGTGGTATTGGGTATCTGAATATTGGGAAGGTGTACGTATTGGTATGGATATGTACATTGAACCAATGATACGTCGTAGACCACAACAGTTTAGGTCTATGGATAATATGTCTAAATGTAAGTCTGGATACTTTGGTAGAATGTGTTCTGCTACTAATACTCAAAGTACTTCACTAATGGACCGTTTAGTTCCATGGATTTATTTATACTTTATTATATGGTATGATACAGAATTAGCATTAGCTACTAATATGGGTAAGATTGCTTTGTTAGATGTATCTATGATACCTGATGGTTGGGAGATAGATAAATGGATGTATTATGCTCGTGCAATGCGTGTAGGATTTGTTAACTCTATGAATGAGGGTAACAAGCGTATGGGTATTAATCAGAACATGTCTACTCAGAATAAAGAGTTAAATCTTGAAATGGGTAGTTACATTCAATTCAATATTACTCTTCTTCAGGAAATTGAGCGTAAGATTCAAAATACTGCAGGTGTTCCTCCACAACGTCTAGGTGCTATTTCTAATCAAGAATTAGTAGGTAATGTTGAAAAAAGTATTACTCAATCTTCTTTAGTTACTGAAGATTTATTTAGAATGCATAACTTAACTAAGTTAGATGTATGTGAAGCTTTACTTGAAGTAGCTAAAGATGTATATAAAGATGGTAGTAAAACATTACAATATGTAACAGATGATTTACAAACTGTAATGTTTCAAGTAGATGGAGAAGAATTTAATAATGCAGATTATGGAGTGTTTGTAACTGATGATAATAAGGACATGGAAGTGTTCCAAGCTATGAAAGAACATATGAAGTTTGCTCTTCAAAATGATCAGATGGCATTTCATCAAATTGCAGATATTTATAGTACTGAATCTGTATCTGAAATTCGTGCTACTCTTAAACAATACTACGACCAAAAATCTCAGCAAGCTCAACAAGCTCAGCAACAACAAGCTCAAATGGCTCAACAAGAGATTGCTGCTAAACAACAAATGCATCAAGAAGATATGCAGTTACAACAATATATCTCAGATACAAATAATCAAACTAGAATTCAAGTTGCAGAGATTGGAGTATATGCACGTCAACAGGATTTAGATTTAAATATGAATCAAATTCCTGACCCTATGGAAATAGCAGACCATGCTCTTAAACAACAATCTGAAGCTTCTAAATCTTTTATGGAAAAAATGAAACTAGAAACTGAAAGAATGAAAGTAGCTAAAGAACAATCTATGGCTAAAGAAGAGTTAGGTATGAAACAAAAAGAACTTCAATCTAAAGAAAAGATTGAAAAGATGAAAGCTGATACAGCTTTAAAAATTGCTAAAACTAATAAAAATAAATACGATAAGAAATGAGTTTATCTACCACCAAAACACGTGACTATCCAAAAGTAGATAGGATGCGTGGGGTAAATTACCTAAAAACTATAGATGCCCTTAGTTATACACTTGCTAATGAAGATAAAGGAAAAGTTCTTTTATTTACTCAACCTGCTACTATTACAGTACCTGCATTAAGTATACCTGTAGGTTCTCAAATAGATATTATTGCTATGGGTGCTATTACACCTTCTTTTGCAGCTGGTTCAGGAGTTACATTAAATAGCAAAGGAGGTTTTGTAGACTTAGCAGCTCAATACTCAGGAGCTACTCTTATTATGACTGCTCCTAGTGAATGGACATTAATTGGTGATTTAGTATAATATGTTTAAAATAGGTTTCTTTTCACACGGTCCTGTAAGCCCAGATCCTACTCCTAACCCTGTAAATTTTGATGGGTTAATGGCTGATAATACTTTAGCTGTAATTGGTGGTACTTATGAATACATTGCACAACAAATAACAGGAATAAATGTACCTATAACTTTACAGTTAAAAAGTAATTTAGATCCTACTTATGGACATGTATATTTTCAAGTAGCTAACTCTTGGCCTTATGGTACTTTTCAAAGTAATAATGGGCCTCTTAGTGGAATATATGGTACATTTACACAAGCGCCTGGTGCAGTAGCTGGTACGCCTTATAATACTTTACCTCCTATTAATTTTACTGTTACTAATAACCAATGGTTAATTATGGCAGTAGATGGTACTACAGCTATAGCTAGTCCTTATTCATTTACAGGTATGTTATTTAATGTAGATGATAGTACATATTTATCAAGTTTAACCAGTGGTTCATATAATTTACAAACAAACATAGCTAATCCAATGAATATAGGAACTGGACCAACGTATGACTATACTAATAATCCTTCAGAATGGTTTTATTCTACATCTGGTATGATAAGTGGTATAATACCAACTGCTACTACTATTGATTTAGAAATAACTTATACTGATGATATTACATTTGATAGTTTAGCAGTTCTTTATTATAAAGTATCTACAAGTGCGCCACCTGAAAAAGAAAGTTGGTCTACATCAGATCCTGTAACTCTTGGATATTCTGCTTTAGCTGCATCAGGAAGTAAAATATTTGGTGTAAAAGATGGAGATTTTATTACATTTGCTATAGGAACAGGAGGTAAAACTGTACAAGGTACTTTAAATACAACTATAACAGTATATAATAATTCTCATTTAAGTGATACACTATCTTCATTTAATGGATTTGTAAATACTCCTTAATATATGCATTATATGTATCTAATTTTACTGGTCCTTGGATTAGTAACCCAGCTAATAAAGCTACTAGTTATAATTATTTAATAGTTAGAAAACAATATGTTTAAAATAGGTTTCTTTCCTCATGGTGCAGGAGGAGGTGGTATATCACCAGACCCTATAGGTGATTATAATACTATTTTGTATAATGGAACTAATGTAGCTACTACTGTATATAGATACATAGCATACCAAATAACAGGTATTAGTACGCCTATTTCATTACAAATAACAAATAATCTACAAACTGTATCAGGAGGAATTGCACATGTATATTATGCAATAGACCCTGCTTGGCCTTATGGTAATGTATTAAATGATGGGTTTGGAGCAGGTCCTATATCTAACTTTTATGCAAACTTTACAATAAGTAATGGAAGCACTGTAATAACTGTAAATCCTAATGATTGGTTAATTTTAGGAGTAGATGGGATAAGTAGTTCAGGAGGTACTCTTTTTGCTGGTTCTGGAACTGTAACTAATTTAAGTAATAGCGGTGCATTATTATCTAGTATTGTTAGTAACTATACAAAACCTTAGTTAAATAAATAATATTATGAACTCTACTCTATCAAATATCCATGCTAATAAACTAGCAAAGTATAACTACAAGTATATTGATAGTAATGGAGATGTATATATAGGTACTAAAGATGGTAGATTAGTTAAAGCAGCAGCTGCTACTACTACCACTACTACTGTAATAGATAATACTACTACAACTGAAACTACAACTATAATTAGTAGTGAAGTGTCTCTTGCAAACTCTACAAACTTAGATGCTTTTGGTAGACTTAGAGTAAGTAATCCATTTACTCTATTTGATTCAAGTCACAGATTTGCTGATAATGGATTGTGGTCTACTACTACTGCAACAGGAGGAACTGCTACATTTAATGCAAATCAAGGTTTAATAGATTTAGCTGTTACAGCAGCTTCAGGTTCTTCAGTTATTAGAGAAACTATTAAAGTATTTGCATATCAACCTGGTAAAAGTTTGCTTGTCTTGAGCACTTTTGTAATGAGTCCTGCTAAAACAAATCTTAGACAAAGAGTTGGATATTATGGAACTCAGAATGGTTTATATATTCAATTAAATGATACTACTCTTAGTTTTGTTGAAAGAAGTTTAGTTACAGGAGTAATTACTGAATCTGTAATAAATCAATCAGTATGGAATACTGATAGAATGGATGGTACTGGCCCTTCAGGTGTAACATTAGATATTTCAAAGGCTCAAATATTATTTATGGATATTGAGTGGCTAGGTCTTGGAACAGTTAGAATGGGGTTTGTTATAGATGGTAATTTTTATGTTTGTCATAAGTTTCACCATGCTAACTTAATAACTTCTACTTATATTACTACAGCTTCATTACCTCTTAGATATGAAATAACAAATACAGGTGCTACAAGTGGAGTAAGTACATTAAAACAAATCTGTTCTACTGTATTATCTGAGGGAGGTTATGAACTTCGTGGTTCACAACAAGCTGTAGGTACACCAATTACTACGCCTAAAACTTTGACTACGGCAGGTACATTTTATCCTATTGTTTCTATAAGACTTAAGTCTGGAAGATTAGATGCTATAGCTGTAGCAACAGCTCTCTCTGCAATAGGAAATACAGCTGCTAACTTTAATTGGCAAGTTGTATCAGGAGGAACAACAACAGGTGGTGCATGGGTAAGTGCAGGAGCAAACTCTAGTGTAGAGTATAATATAACAGGAACTTCTTTTGCAGGAGGTAGAGTTATTGCATCAGGTTATTTTACAGCTACAGCAAGTACAAGTGTATCTGTAGATATATTAAGGGCAGCTTTATTATCTACTCAATTAGAAAGAAATGGATTAACAGGAGTAGCTTCTGAATTTACATTAATTTTAGCGGCAGGTACAAATAATGAAAGTGTATTTGGTTCAATGGATTGGGAAGAAGTAAGTAGATAAAATAACAATAATTATGGCAAAAAAAGCTACAAGTAGTAAAACTAATACATCTTCTTATAAAAAGAAGGCTAAAAAAAGAAGACCAGGGGTCCACAGTAAAAAGAATACAAGTGGCTTAAAAGCTTCTAAAAATTACAAAAAATCATACCGTGGTCAAGGTAAATAGATAAAATGCTATAGAGGCTCATAAAAAAGTTAATCTAACTATTGTTTAAAGATACTTAGTAAAATTATTTTTGTGTGTCTTCATAGGTGAAGTTGTAAGTTGTAAAGAAATAAAAATATGAATCAAGAGACTAAATTAGATTTGTCTGTATTAGACAAGATTACAATTCCTGAAGTAGAAAGTATTGAAAGCTTTGAGGAAAAGGTAGAAAAAGAAAATAAGGAAGAGCTTGAAGAAGCAGCCTTAGAAGAGGTTGAAAGTATTGATACTTTTGACCCTAATGAAGAAGTAGAGATGGAGGAAACTCCAAGCTCTGGAAGTTCTGAAAATAGTGAAGAAACTGGAGATGGAGATTCATTGCGAGAAATTGCTAAATGGGCCCATGAATTAGGAATCTTTGATTATGATGAGAAAGACTTTCAATCCTCTGAGGATTACTTTAGAGATAAGTTCTTTGAAAAGGTAAAGAAAGAAGCATTTGAAGCTTTGCCTGATGAGATTAAATATTTAGCTGATGGGTACATGAAAGGTGTTCCATTAAATGATTTATTAAACTCAAAAGCACGTCAAGAATCTTTTGCATCTATTGATGATGAAACATTAAAAGATGATGAAAGTCTTCAAGAAAATCTTGTTGGTCAATGGCTTGCATTGCAAGACCATGACCCAGAAGAAATTAAAGAAAAACTTGAGTCTTACAAAGATGGATTGTTGCTAGAAAAAGAAGCTAAAGTAGCTCTTAAGAAACTTAAGAAATATGAACATTCTTATCAACAACAATTAAGCTATGAAGCTGAACAAAGACAAGCAGTTGCACAACAACAATACACTGCTCAAATTAATCAGCTTAAAAAAGATATAGAAACATCAGAAAGTTTTATTCCTGGTGTTCCTCTTCAAAAGCAAGATAAAGAAAAGTTATTTATGGCTATTACTCGTAGAGATAGAAATGGTCGTACAGAACTTGAAAATAGAATGTCTTCTAAAGAAATGCAACTTGCAGTAGCTCAATTTGTAATGCAACTAGAAGGTAAACTAGATGCAGTAGAAAGAAA